CGCTTTCCTCTATCTGAAAGTGTTGAACTGGGCGTTGGTTTGGGTCAGGATTTGCCCAGGTTGGAGACGGTGTTACCCGATGCGGCTGGTTCTTATGGGCCGTTGGTTGTCGAATGGGCTAAAGATCATTTGGGGATTGAGTTGTTTCCCTGGCAATGTCGCACATTGTTTGCGCAGCTTCTCCACGACGAAGACGGTGATCTCTTGCACCGTATTTCGTTGACGTCTACTGCCAGACAGCAAGGCAAGTCAATGGCTACCCAGGCTTTAGTTGGTTGGTGGTTAACTGGATTCTCTAAAATTCGGGGGGAAAAACAAAGCATCTTGTCGACCAGTAACCGTCTTGACTTAGCTGTGAATTTGTTTGATGCCCTTGCCGACATCATGGAAGAACGTTTCGGAGCGAAGATCGGACGCGCATACGGGCGGAACTATGTTCAAATGACGGAAGAATACTTTGGAAGCAAATGGATTATTCGTGCGGCTAAACCTTCTGTCGGTCACGGTACGTCAAACGATCTCATCATTGCCGACGAAATTTGGGACATGAGCCCAGCCGCAATCGACGGCGGACTTCTTCCTTCCATGCGCGCCAGACGTTCTCCGTTGCTGTCTTGCTGGTCAACTAGCGGTACAGAGCAGTCGGTTTCGATGCTTCGCTTTCGTGAGCAAGGGTTACGCGCCATTGACAAAGGAGAAGCAACGTCGTTCTATATGGCGGAATGGTCGCCAAGTCCAGACATGGATCCGATGTCACCGTCCAGTTGGGGCTATGGGAACCCTAGTTTGGGTCGGACAATTACTGTTGAGACATTGCTGGCGGAATCCCAATCACCCGATCGCGCCCAGTTCCTTCGAGCATCCTGCAACTTGTGGGTCTCATCCGATAAAGGTTGGATCGCGCCTGGACTATGGCCGTCTCTCAAATGCGATGATCCAATACCCGAAGGCGGCGTCCTAGCGATTGAATCCTCTATTGACTCGGCGCGATATTACGGGCTCCGTGTAGTGCAGTTACCAGACCAACGCGCGGTCGCGACAGTTGAATTCGTGGTCGAGTCTTTCGCAGCTCTCCTAATGGAAGTAGAACGCTTGGCGGCGAACCCTGCGATCTCCTTCTTGATCTCTCCGAGCATCGACATTCATTGGCCTGTCAGATACGAAAAGCGTCGAGTCATTGTCGGCTATTTAGAAATTCAAAAATACACGGCAACCGCGCGCAACATGATTCACGAAAAAATGTTGCTTCACGACGGATCGACACAACTAGCCGAACACGTCGCCAGGGCGGTCGCCGTCAAAACCCAAGGATCCATAGCTCTTAGCTCGCAACGCTCCAGCGGGCCAATAGAACTTGCGCGTCTTCTCGTTTGGGCTGCGGCGTACGGTGCAAAACCGAAGGATCGCGGAAAGCCCATGATCGCATTCAGTAATCGTTAAGATCGCTTCGGCACTCGGTCATCCCTTGTCTATCGTCGGGATACCGCAACCGATCGACCGAGTGCCACCAATTTCCTTTTGCTTGTGGCACACTTAACGAATGGCATTATTTAACCGCGTGACGAAAGCGGCAATCTCTCCGCATCAAGACAGCCCAGGCATCCAAGCCGCAGCGGGTGGAATGTACGGATCCAACGGTTCGGGTGAAGCTTCAATCGGAAACTATTATTCTTACGTTTCTGGTGACGCGAGAAATAAGGCGATGTCGGTTGCAACGATCAGCCGCTCTAGAGATCTTCTTGCTTCTGTAATTGGATGCACCCCGTTAGAGATGTATCAAATGCGCTGGAACGCGGAGACACTTGAAGAAGAAGAAATCCCGTTGCCACCGAAACAATGGATGAAACAACCAGATCCGCAGCTTTCGTACTCTGCGTTTTTTAGTTGGTTATTTGATGATCTTTTTTTCTTTGGTCGGGCGTTCCTTTGGGTGTCCAGTCGTGATGCAGCAACAGGACTGCCCGCTTCGTTCTCCCGTCTACCTGCCGCAATGGTCAACACACTCGACATCATTCCGCCAGTCGTCGCGTACGGTACGTCAAAACAAATCTTCTTCCAAGGTGCGGAACTTCCGTACGAAGACGTGATTCAGTTTGTGTCACCGATTCAAGGCATTCTTTACCAGTCCCCGCAGATCGTCCAAGTTGCTCTTGAATTACAAAGCGCGCGTCTACGCAATGCGACGTCGTCAATCCCTGCGTCAATCTTAAAACAGGTTTCGGGTGAACCTTTAGACGCCGAAGGTTTGGCGCAACTTGCAAGCAGTTTCAATCAAGCGCGTCTCTCTAATCAGACGGCCGCTTTGAACCAGTACGTCGATTTCATCCCAACAGGAACCGATCCGTCAAAGATGATGCTCATGGAAGCCGCAGAGTTTTCCGCAAAAGAAGCGGCCCGTTTGTGTAACGTTCCGTTCTTCCTCGCTGGCTTAGACATCGGAAGCTATTCATATTCCAGCAACCAAGGCGCAAGAGAAGATCTCTACGTTTTCGGCGCGCGCGCGTACATGAACTGCATCCAAGAAACTTTGTCAATGCAAAACGTTCTCCCAAAAAATGTTTGCGTCCGCTTCGACATTGACGATTACCTTTCCGAACTAATTGAAATAGAAGACGAAATGCAAGACCAATATCCACCAATGCCAACGGCACAACGAACACAAGTAGGCGCAGAATGATAAAGTTTATTTCAGGAGATATCACACTCGACGCAGCCGCACCGATCGAAGGCGCAGCACCTAAACGGAGCGTCTCTGGGGTGGCGGTTCCTTATGGTGTTGCGGCGACTGTTTCTGACGGGACGAAGGTCATCTTCGAACCTGGTTCGTTGTCGGCGACAGGGAAAGCCCCTAAACTTTATATGAACCACGATTCGGAACAGGCCGTTGGCATTGTCTCCGAACGAGTAGACACCCCACAAGGAATGATGTTCTCGGCAAAATTGAGCAAGGTTCCCCAAGCCGATATCGCGCTAGAACTCATGCTGGATTCAGTTATTGACTCGGTTAGTGTCGGCGTCAATCCGACTAAATTTAAGATGCTGCAAGACGGGACAATGCTCGTCCAAGCTGCCGACTGGTTAGAGCTAAGTTTGGTCACAGGGCGTCCCGCATTCTCGGGAGCCGTCATAACACAAGTCGCCGCCGCAGCCGACGAGAGCATCCACCACGAAGAAGAAGAATCCGATAATAATGAAATCCAAGAACCTACACAGGAGAATGAACCCATGTCCGAAGCAACGCCAGTCGCCCCAGTAGAGGCAACAATCCCAACATCCCCAATCGTATTTGCAGAAGCAAAACGCGCATACAAAATGCCGTCAGCGGGCGAGTACATCGCAGCAATGCATATCGGCGGAGAAACATTCCGCAAAGTGAACGCCGCATACCGTGAAGCTGCAACAGCTAGCAACACCGCGTTACAAGCGGCAAGCGATCAAGACCTTGTCAGTGATGTTCCTGGCCTTGTCCCAGTTCCTACGTTGGGGCCTGTGTTCAAAAACTACAACTTCGTCAGACCAATCGTGTCAGCCCTCGGGACTCGCGCAATGCCTGGAGCAGCTGCAACATTTACTCGCGCAACCATTTCGCAACACACCCTAGCGGGCGTACAAAGCCCACAAGGTTCACAAGTTGCAACCCAGACAATGATTCTTGACGCAAACTCGGTTGCAAAACAGACCGTAGCTGGCTCGATTTTTATTGCCCAACAGACAATGGACTTTACCGATCCCGCAGCAATGACCGTCATCCTCGACGACCTCGCTGGACAGTACATGAAACAGACCGACACAATCGCAGCGAACGCACTTGTCGCAGCGAAACAACCTTCGGGCTACACATGGACAGTCACCGCAGGGGATATCACTTCGTTGATGAACGGAATTTACGGAGCGGCTGCAAACATTTCAGCAACGACCAACTTGTTCCCAACTCACATGATCGTTGACCCTGCAACTTGGTACGCACTCGGCAGCCAACTTGACGACGTGAAGCGACCAATTTTCCCAAGCGTGGGATCAGCTGGTCTTAACGGCCAGAACACTCTCGGCGCAGGTAACGCAACATCATGGTCAGGAATGAACCCGTTGGGTCTTGAACTTGTAGTTGACGGCAACTTGCCAGGAGACACATTGCTTATTGTTCATGCTCCTGCGGCAGAGCTGTATGAAGCTCAACAGGGCATGCGTAGTATTGAGAATCCTGATCTTTTGGGCAGGACGTTTTCGTACTATGGATATTTTGCAACGTTCTTCCAGACAGTCGGAGCGAGCCCAGCAAACAGCCAGTTCGTTCAAGCAATCACAGTCGCCTAATCGAAAGGCGGCGTAAATCGCCATGACCCAGACATACAACGTCAGCTCTAAACAGCTGCTATCGAACTACGCCGTACTACAAACCTTAGAACCGAATGGGTTTATAGTCGGCCAGTCGATCACGGTTGACGACGTCGGCGGTGACTTCGACGGAAACTTTACGATCCTTGCGACGCCTGGGTATTTGTTTATTGGTGTTAATGCGACAACTGGGTTTCTTCAATACAACCTTGGCGTCCCGTTAGAGAACCAAGTTCTCTACGCCTGCGAAGGTGACGACGTACAGCGCGTACAGTCTTTTGCAGGAACGATCGTCTATTCGACGACGTGCGATTGGATCGCTTGGGATGACATCGCGTCTTACCTAGGAATTCCAGTAGCAACCGAAGACGATGAAACGTTCCTTGTTTCTTGTGCGTCAGCCGCTAACGCTTACGCATTCCGCAAACGATCGCAGTCTGGTTATGTTGATTCTCTGGCAAACAGTCCGTCGGGAGATGTCACACTTGCAACAAGAATGATCGGCGCGGCGTACTACCGCCAACGCGGATCTATGGATTCGTTTAATAGTTACGATTCAATGTCAACAGTTCCGACCCCTGGAATAACCCCAATGATCTTGCAGCTTCTAGGCGTGAACCGTCCCCAGATCGCTTAACTATGGCTGTCCAAAATTACACCGATTTATTCAATACTTGTCTTACTAATCTTGCCGCCAAGCTTGCGGAAGTGACAGGGCTCCGCGTTGTTACGGATCCGCGAAATATAACGCCAGGAGCAGGGTTCGTTCTGGTTGGGGCTCCAAGTTTTGCGACCTATTCCAGGGGCGTCGCTAACGTGACATTTCCTGTCCAACTCATCTCCACAGGGCCAAGCAATCTAGACGCCCTTAGAACGCTTCTAAACACCGCTGCGCTCTGTTTTGAATCCATGACGGGCATCCTTGAAGGGCATCCGATCACCCTTGACCTAGGCGGATCGACCCTTCCCGCTTACGAACTTTCCGTCAACGTTCAGGCGCAGCCGTGAAATACGTTGTCGTATCCCGTCGAGTCGGTACACCTGGCGAAGAATACAAACCGAAACCAAACGAAACAATCCAATATCTTCTCGACGGCGGCTTCATATCCACCGTCAAAGAAACAAAATCAACTACAGTCAAAACCAAGAAGAAACCCAAGGAGAAATAATGGCCACGTCAACTTATCTTTCAAACTGCCGAGTCCAAGTCGGAAACCCAACAGCAAACATTGACATCACTGATCAGTGTTCAGGCGCAACCGTAACAATCGGTTACGACCCTTTGGTTACAGATGCTTTCGGCAAAAACTACCATTCAAACACTTCGGGTCTCCAGGCAAACGAAGTGCAGCTAGATCTCTATGCCAGCTTCGCCGCTAGTGAAACTTATGCCACTCTAAAATCTTTAATCGGCGTAGGCACTTGCCAAGTAATCATCACCCCAGACCCAGATTCTCCAGTCGGAGCGACGAATCCTGCAATGACTTTTAGTAACACCATGCTTGCAGCATTGCCGCTCGTAACAGCAATCGGAGCCCTTGGTACATACTCTGTGACCTTCCTTGCTGGATCGTACGCAGAAGACGTCACCCCATAATCACGGCCTACATCGGCCCGACACGAAAGGTCAGCAATGAAACTTACATTACGCGCAAAACTTCCAGATCAGACGTTTGAAGTAACCACCAATTTTTGGGTACTTGTCGAATGGGAACGCAAATATAAGTCCAAGGCGTCCAACATGAAGGACGGAATCGGCGTAGAAGATCTTGCATTCATGGCATGGACAGCCGCAAAACTAAACAACATTGTTGTCCCTGGCGCATTCGATGACTTCTGCAAAAAACTTCTAGACCCAATCGAAGTAGTTACCGAGGAAATCGAAAACCCTACCCAAGGGGAACCCACCGAAGACTAATCGCCGAGATACTCGTCGCGACTGGCTGGGTTCCCCCACAATTTGAGATAGACACGCCCGACCTGTTGACTATATGTAAAGTCATAGAGGACAACAACAAAAGGAAATAAAGTGGCGCAACAGTATCCAAGTTCTTCAATCCGAGTCATTGGGATTAAAGAAACTTTGCGTACTTTGAACAAACTGGCTCCAGAAATTCGCCGCGCCTATACAAAAGAATATAAACAAATCGTCAAACCTGTAGTCGACCAAGCCAAATTTATGATTCCTAACGCCGCTCCGCTGTCTGGTATGGAACGCGGATTCAAGCGTTTAGGCAAATGGGATAGCGCACTAGTTAAGAAGGGCATCGTCCCAAAGATTGACACCCGAAAAGCGCGAAACCGAAACGCCGTAAAAGGCGCACGATACGAGAACGTCGGCACGTTCTACGTCATTTCCAAAACGGGTTACGGAATGCTATTTGACATGGCTGGCAAAAATGCCGAAAGCAAAGATAGCCCTATGGTTATTGCGTTACAAAGTTTTTATGGGGCTCCGTCCCGTTCTATGTGGCCAGCCTGGGAAAACAACAAAACCAAAGTCGAAGGCAAAGTAGTTGACCTAGTCAATCGAATTGAAAAATCACTGTCGGAAGAACTGGACAAATAATGGCTATACGCATACCAATTATTTCCGACTTTGCAGACGCAGGAATTCAAGCTGCGGAAAAGGCATTCGGCAAACTAGGCAAAACAGGCGTCTTAGTTGGAGCTGCGTTTGCTGCATCCGCAACCGCTGTCACCGTCGCAATGACAAAGTCAATCTTCGCCGCCGTCCAAGATCAAAAGTCCCAAGAACTACTTGCCAAACAATTAGAAAACACTGTCGGAGCTAGCGACAAAACAACCAAAGCGACCGAAGATTTCATTGGGCAAATGGAACTCGCCAGCGGTGTCGCCGATGATATCTTGCGTCCAGCTCTCGGAAACCTAGTACGCGCCACAGGTGACGTCACAACAGCGCAAGACCTTCTCACGTTGTCGCAAAACATCAGCGCGGGAACTGGCAAAGATTTAGAGTCCGTTTCGCTTGCTATCGCCAAAGCTTCAATGGGTCAATTTACAGCCCTTGGAAAACTTGGAATCCCGCTCGATGACAACATTAAAAAAACTAAAGACTTTGGCAAAGTCCAAGAAGCATTAGACAAACAATTTAGCGGCGCGTCGGCAACCGCCGCAGATACATTCTCGGGTCAACTTGCCAGGCTCGGAACCGTTTGGGACAATCTAACCGAGTCAATCGGTTACGCAATCTTGAACAACAAATACGTCAAAGACGCAATAAGCCTTCTTCCAGACGCCGCCGATAAAGCTATTAAAGCATTCGGCGAAAGCGGTCTAACTGGCGCGCTAAACGTATTCCTAGACAACATGGGCATCGTCGGCGCATACGTTACAAAATGGGGGGCATCAGTTGTTCTTGAATATAACAAAATGGCGGTACGCGCTAACAACGCTTTGCAACTATTAACAATCGGTTTAATTCAACTTGTGCCAGGTTACAGAGCAGCAATGAAAGAAGTGACCAGCAACATCATTAACGCCGAATTACAAATGCAAGCTAGCGATATGTATATCAGCGATTTAACAAAAGCAATGAACGAGCAAGAAGCCCAAACAAAACGAAGCGCAACCGAGTCCGAACGGTGGGCGCAATATATAGAAAATATGGGCGTTAAAGCCAACACATCAACAGACGACTTAAACGGCTTAGGTGACGGTGCTGCCAAAGTTGATCCAAAAATTAAAGCAATGGCAGACCGCATCAAAGAAGCGGCAAGCGCATTAGACAAAGAACTTAAAGACGCACTAGAAAACGCTAAAGACGGACTAAGCAAAGCCCAGTCATCATTCACGGATTTCAGCGATTCGGTTGCTAGCAGTATTAAAGATGCATTCAGTTTCAAAGACGCAAAAGACGCAGGAGACGAAACAGGATCAGGATTCCTAGCAGGTCTTCAAAGCCAAGTTGCAGGAATAAAACAATACGGAACAGATGTCGACGCCCTACTTAAACGCGGTTTATCACAAGACGCACTACAAGCCGTTTTAGCAGCTGGCGGGGAATCGGGTGCAGCAATCGCCCACGAACTCGTCCTAGGCGCACAGGAGAACATCACAGGCCCAGAAGGTGTCAACGCTTTAGTCGACTCTGCCAACAAAGTCGCCGAACAAATAGGACTTAACGCTGCGAACCAATGGTACGGCGCGGGTGTTACATCAGCACAGGCATATCTTAAAGGCGTAGAAGAAGCATTCGCCGCAGCTCAAAAGAAACTAGGCGCAAAAGGACTTAAACTGCCAGACGTTAAAGGAATAGGCGCAGCATTCGCCGAAGCCATTAGCGCACCGTCAGCACCTACAATCCCAACAGCCCCAACAATGCCAGGAGCCAAAGGTATTGACAGAGGATATGAAAATACATACATCATTAACGTCAACGGTGTACTCACTAACGCCCAAACAGGCGAAGCCGTAATCAACGCCGTACGCGCATACAACAGAGCCGCAGGGCCAGCCAACATCCTGGTCGCCTAATGGCTACATCAGTTATCCAGAGCGGCGATTACGAACTCTTTATAGACACAGGCTTCAAGCTTGACGCCTTCACATTGGACAACGCAACGCGGGGCGTCTTAAACGGAACGCTTTACGTTCTGGACGGAACAACAGAGTTCGCCCCAATGCTTGAATACTCAACCAACGTTAATCTAAAACGTGGGCGTCGAGACGTGGGAGATCAGTTCAGCGCGGGGACAATGTCGTTCGATCTAAATGACAGTCTTGCGGGCGGCACTTTGAATCCTTTGTATTCGTCTAGTCCGTATGTAGATCCCCAAGGACAATTCACTTTGGCTCCATTGCGTCGCGTGTCGTTTGGCAGATACAACAGCGTCGGAACGTTTATCGAATTATTCGTTGGACAAATAGTTTCATACGATTACAACTACGAACTAGGCGGACAAAACACGGTAAGCGTCTATTGTGCAGACGACTTTTATCTACTAGCACAAACAGCGTTATCCGAATACAACGTCACAGAAGAACTTTCCAGCACTCGACTATCCGCCGTGCTAGACCTTCCCGAAGTTGCTTATCCTGCACTAACCCGAGACATTGCAACAGGAACCCAAACGCTCGGCGGCGCAGCTGCCTACACAGTCGCAGAAGGAACAAACGTCAAAGCGTATATAGACCAAATACAACAAGCTGAACAAGGCAGAATATTCATGTCGAGAACGGGCTATTTGACCAGTGATCCAAGAATAGGAAACACAATTTCGGGAAGTGTTGCCGACTTCCACGACGACGGAACAAACATTCCCTACAACTCATTAGGCATTATTTACAACGCAGATCTCATCGTGAACAGAGCCAGTATCCAGCACCTAGGAGCTGTCAGCCCCGAAGTAGCAGACGACCTAGCAAGCCAAACCAAATATTTAATCCAAAATACAAGTATTACTAACAGCCTTCTACACAATGACGCAAGCGCGTTAACGTTGGCAGAGTACCTATTGGTCGGCGAACCTGTTGCCACGTTTAACGCCGTACAAACAGATTACGCAATGCTCACAACAGCCCAACGCGAAACCTTGGCACTCGTCGACATTGGCGACACAATAACGATCACCAACACGATCGCAGGCGGCGAAGTAGCCCAAGAACTATCCGTAGAAGGCGTAGAAATATCGGTAAACGTCAACAACGGACATCGCGTCACGTTCTACACGGCTAGCACAGTCATCGTTTATCAGTTGATTTTGAACGACCCGATATATGGCACAATAGACGCCGATAATGTTCTAGGATAAGACTATGGCCGTAACTCCGTACCCTTTTGTCGCGTCGCAAGTATTGACCGCAGACCAACTTAATAACATTGCTTTAGTGCCAGTAGCAACTAAAACGGTTAGTTATGTTTTGACAGCCGCCGACGCTTCTACCCGTGTAACAATGAATAGCGCAAGTGCTACAACAATAACGGTGAATACAGCGTTGTTTAGTGCTGGCCAGTCGCTTTGGTTGCAGAATATTGGTGCTGGCGTTTGCACCGTTTTAGCGGGTACGGCAACAGTTACCACAGCAGGTAGTTTGGCTATGCCACAATATGGTGGTGGCAATCTTTACTTTACTAGCGCAAGTGCAGCAATCTTTTTTCCGTCAGGCGGTAAATCAGTGGCAACAAATGTAACAAGGTTTACGGCAAGCGGAACTTTTACACCTCCTACAGGTGTCACTTATGCAATTGCATACATTACAGCTGGCGGTGGTGGTATAGGTGCTAGTGCTGGCGCTGGCGGTACATCATCTGTTGCGTTTGCAGGTGGAACGGTCAGTGCAACAGGTGGAACAAATATGAACGGTTCAATCGGTAGTGGTACTGATAATAAAGTTGCTGGTGTTGCAAACAGTGGTCAAGGTGCAAAGGCTGTTGACTCGGGCGGTTCTTGGACTGCAATGTCACAAGACGGCGCACTCATTACAGCAGGCGGAGCAGTTACCGCAGGCGTGGGTATCACGGTAACGGTTGCCGCTGGCGGTACTGCTGGAACACCAAACGGCGCGGCAGGTGGTACAGGATATGTCTACATTACTTACGAGGTATAAAAAATATGGCAACATACGCACAAGTTGAAAACGACATTGTAGTAAATTGTGTCGTTGCAGATGCCGAATGGATAGCAGAACAGCCAGGCGAATGGATTTTGTACGATGATGCAAATCCTTGCGCTATCGGTTGGGATGTAGAAAACGGTCAATGTGTTATACCACCGCTACCGCCAGAACCTAATACGCCTTAGTTTTGTGTTCGCGCTAATCCTTACCGCTTGCGAAACAACACGAAACAACGCAGGCAAAAAAACTGTACGCAACAGCGCACTAATCAAATGCACAACAGCCGACAGATGCGAGGCCGCTAATGGCTAAAGACCGTTCAGAAATTGACTACTTACACGCGCGAATGATCGTGTTTGTAGCCTGCACAATTGCAATTACTTTTTCAATCACCGTTATAGGTTTTGTGTATTTTTTAGGTTTTGTGGAACAGCCTGAAAAACAGAGCCCCAATGACGCGGCTTTTATAGATCTCTTAAAAACTTTGTCAATCTTTATGACTGGCACATTGTCTGGATTAGTTGCCGCGAACGGGCTTAAACGGAAACCAACAGACTCGTCGACCGCGACCCCGTAATTGGTTCCGCATAAACACAAAGTCGTAAAACCGACAAACCTTGCACATTGCACAGCTGGAGAACTACCAGCAAATTTACTGGTTGACTGCAAACCGTACGGCAAACTACATCCACTAGCCGCGCAAGCATGGCAAGCATTCCGAGAACGCGCCTTCGCCGAAGGTATAAAAACATTCAAACCGTCCAGCTCTGCGGACTGTTACAGATCATTAGCAACCCAAACGATCGCTTGGAATGACCGAATGACAACCGTTCCAATTCCAGGACAAAAACCTAGGGTCTACCAAGGAAAAAACTGGTATCTCAAAGCTGGAAAAGCCCCAATCGCGCAACCAGGTTCATCGCACCATAACTGGGGAATTT